TGTTGTTAAATGGTTCTGCATTTACTGCTGTCTTAATACTGTCTATTACGTTGTAAAAACTTTTCATGTGCTTTTTATATATAATGGTGTTCCTTCACCTAAATCTTCTTCTACAAATTCTTCCAAGAAATCTAAAGCATCATCAAAGCCAACACCTTCTTTTTTAATGATACAGTCTAAACATTTCCAATAATCATAAATCACCTTTTTAGGAGTTGTTACTGTAACACCTACAAAAGCTTCTTCAAAGCCATCAGCTAACAAGACAAATTCTAATTCGTCTATGTTTTCTTCATCTACTATTATATCTAGTATTTCTTCTTTGGTCATTTAGTTTTACTTTTCAGTATGTGTTGCTCTAGTTCGTATTTGTCTTTTTCAAATGCTAAGTGCATTAAACACTTATGTAATTTCTCTTTAGTTATTTTATTGAAGTGTAGGATGTTTCCGTTTGCCAGTCCATAGATAGATTGATACCAACCCCATTTTTGAGAGAATCCCGCAGTTCTTGAGAGATCGGGACTTCCGTTTGATTTGCCAAATAGTTCAGGATATGTTTCTGCAATTCGTTTCTTAAATTCCAAAAAAAAACCATTGCACCAAATACTACATCTAAAGTCATTTGCTTCATGTTGTATTTGTCAGCAGTTTCATAATCTTCTATTAAGTATTGATTCTTCTTTTTAAAAGTTATTGGTCTGTATAAAACACTCATTGCTTTATGCATAAGCTGCCAATCTGCTAAGTAGTTGTCTAGGTCTACATACTCACCAAAAGTCATATCATCTAGCTTTGGCACAAATCCAAACTCTTGGTCTTGGTAATTAAATCTGTCAATGAACTTATTCTCTTTTTGATTAAATAGCTTAGATATTTGAACTACTATTGATTCTATATCTTTTGCTTTAATCAGCATTACTTGTTTTAGTGTTACACCACAGAATATTTCTATCATCTTCTGTTGTAGGAAGTTGTCTAGGTCTTTACCTTCTGCAACTTTTAGCCATTGCTGGTATTGATCTAAAGTAACTTCACTTAGTGATTCAGGTATGTTTAGTGTTAGCTTCATATTATTAAGTCGTTAAAATGTTTAAAATGATATCCACGTTTTTAATATAAATGATAAGTTCCTCTATTAGGATTTTCTAATTCCATCATCATAGCATACCTAGCAGCATCTATTGCATGATCTCCAGTCATTGGGTTTGGCTTCTGTAAACTATTGCCTTGTTTGTCTTTCATCCAGATGTAACCCTCTAATTCTTTCTTTAGGTTTTTGCTTCTTGATGTTACAAATACTTCATTCTGATTTATTAGGTTAATACCATATACAATAGAATCTCTGCCTTTAGTTACTGGATAAACATCTACTCCACTTAGTCTTATTTCTGCTATTGATTTAGGCTCTGCTGAATCTGCATAAATGTAACAGTCAATATTATTGTTCTTTATAAAATTAGATATGTCTCTATTTAACATTCCTGTTTTGTAAAGCACTTCATCAAATATGTAGCTATCATTGTATTTGTATAGCAAGCACATAGCAGAGCTGTCTACAGAATACCCAAAGTCTAAACCAGCACAAAGCAATCTAGCTTCTTCTGGTATCATGTCTATCTCTTTCCAGTCTGGAATGCAAGCACCTTCTAAACTACCTACTTCACCATCTAAATAAACTCTGCACCAATTCTTCCAATAGCTAGAAGTCTTTGCTTTTACTCTTGCTTTCTCTAATTCGTTTACTATTGATTCTGGAAGTGATTCATTGTCTTTGTAAGTAAGTGTGATAAAGTCTGTATCAGATTGCCCTATTAATTCTTTGTCTACCCAGAATAAAGAAGTTGGGTTGTAATCTAGCCAAATGTTTTCAGATGTTCTTATGCTTAATTCTTGATAGCTGCTAAATGGTACATTGTTACACTCATTGATATAGAGGTCTGTTCTTCTAGCTCCTCTTAGTTTATCTGGTTGGTCAGTAGAAAAAAACTCTATATAAGAACCTGTGCTAAATTCGTATTTTAAAGTACTTCTATTAAATTGTTTCTCCTTGTACCTTCTTAGACCTTTCATAATAGCTAAGAAGTCTTTTAAAGCACCTCTACGTAAATGTGGGATAGATTCACTAACTATACTTATTTCTTTGTTCTCGTGTCTTATAGCATAGTCTATTAGAATACATAGAATTGCTATTGTCTTGCCAGCACTTGATCCACCTCTAACAATCTTAGTTCTTTGATTAAGTTTTCTTAACCTTTTTACTGCTGTTGTTCTTTCTGGTATCATTTAATCTATAAACAAAGGCAAGTCTTGATTTACAGTTATGTCTTTTGTTTCTTTTGGTTTTCCGTAGTAGTAGCTCATGTATAATTGCACAAATTGATATTGCCCATTCTCTAAACCTTTTTTAAGTGCATCCATTGCTAGATCATTTAAAGGAGTTAGTTTTTCTATTAACTCTAATTCATCAGCTTTTGGCTTTCTGCCAGCTCCTTCTCTTTTTCCACCATGTTTATTCATCTTGATAAAACTTGTTTATTCAAATACTATTTCTTCGTTAGGAAGTGGTACTTCTACATTGAACCATTCTTTTAAAAAGTCTCTACATTGTTTATGAAATACTTCCTGTTTAGTGGTTGTATTTTCTGTTGATGAAGTAGGGACTTTGATAACTTCACTTGTTTCTGGATTTATCTTTTCTTCATATAAGAATAAAGACTTGTACAGATTGTGAGCTTTCTCTACGTCCCATATTTCCCCCCATTCATTTTCAACAGCTTGTATAGTCATAGGAATAACAACACCAAAGTAGTAAGCATTCTGTTGGTTGCTTCTATGGTTTGTTTTCCTTTTCACTATTATTTCAATTTCTTTTCCTTCAAAGTTTTGTACAGCTTGTTTGACTTTAGCTCTGTTTCTGATTAGTTTGCCATTAACAACTTTTGATATTACTTTGATTTGTTTCAAGATCCGCAGCTAATACATTCTTGGTCATCTATATCACAACTTCTTTCTGGTTCTTTCTTTGCTTTCATAATGACTTGTCTAATCTTATCCCCAAATTCTTGGTTGTTAGGTGTCATGCTGTGTATAAAATATATTTGATTTACTATGTCATCTGCTGTACTCATGCTTCTCTTTTTCTTTAAATATTTTACTTAATTCTTGTTTGTGTTTAGTTAGGTATGCTAGTAGTTTGGCTTTGGGTTGTTCTCTAACTTTCCTGTTCATATGCTTTATATAATTTGTTTAATGTGTTGTATAATTCTTTTACGCATGAGCCACAAGAAGAAGATTGTTTGTTAGCTTCAAACACTCTGTTGTATATCTCTAGCATTTTGTGTTGTTCGTCTCTGCTGATAACTTGTCTTGGTACTGACATGTAATTATGTAACCAATTGTATTCTTCTTCTACTAAGCAGTTTTGTTTGGTTGTGTAAGGAAACAATGAATTTAGTTTGGCTCTACGTTCTTCACATCCGCAGTCTTCTCCAGCTATCCATTTAACTACTTTTTTAATTCCAGTAGCTGTAGTAATTTTATCTATAGTATCTCCTAAACCTTTACTTTTCATTTTTAATTTGTTTTCTTATTTCTTCTTTACATTCTTTAACAGTTTTAAATACTGTCTTGTAACTTATCTTCGTGGCATTAGATAGTTTTCTAATAGATCTAAACTCTTTGCTATAAAGCTTAAAAAGCTTCTTGTGAAACCATTGAAAATTTTCCACAACACCATCAATTTTTTCATAAAACTCTGCTGCACTTTCTACTTCTTTATCTTCTATATCTGTGGTTAGTGGTGTGCTAGACTTTTCAGAACGCGTCATATCAACTATAATATTTCTTATTCTTAAGTATACTATTGCGTAATTGGGTTGTCCGTCTATTATTATAGTCGTAGATTTTAGCTTTTTGCTCCCTAATTCTTGATAAATTTTTAAATAAACTTCTTGAACTACATCTTCAGCAGTCATAGAATAGTACAAAGGCATCATTCTTTCAGCCATTAAAACCCATGAAGTATGCTTTCTATACAATCTATTTAATATTTCTTCATCACTCATTTTACTAATATTAAACTTGTGGTGTCTGGGTGTTCACCTTCTATCTTACCAGCATAAAGAAGTGATTCTGTTAGCTTCCATTTTAATCGCCAGAGATCTGTTTCAAATCCTTTAACTTCTATTAGTTCGGTGGTGTTGTCAAAGTTTGTTACTTTGAAGTCTATGTAGTAATTGCAGATAAGTTTGCCTTCTACATAGAGCTGTAGTCTGTGTTGTGGTTTGATGTGTTTAATTTCACCAGCTAGTTTTCTTAGTTCTAGCTGTGCCGCATAAGCAGCTTCTTTTTTAGAATGATAGGTTCTGCCATTAAACTTCTGCTTAATAGCTTTGTATTTGTTTCCCCTATTTTGGTATTGTTTTGAGTATGCCATCGCTATTTACGATGACCAAGCAGAACAATTTTATATAATTAATTTTAAATAGAAACTATAATTATTTAAAAAGTATCAACAATTTGTCATTCTATTATTATCTGCCATATCCTAACAAGGCATATCCCAAGCACTATTGCTAATACATGGGATATGATAAAGCTTATTGTAATTGAATCCATTAAAATGGTAAATCAGATTGTTCATCTCCTACAGGAACAAATCCTTTGGCTTCTTCTTTCTTAGGTGCTTCTGGATTAAGTTGTTTTATACCCCAG